CGATCGCAACTGCGAAGATGGATGCTCTCTTAGCTGCCAATAAGGCCGCCAGGGAAGCCTTCACAGCCGCGTTGCGGGCTTGGAGCGTCTGATGATCCGGATCATCGCTAACGATGCCCTGGCGGCCATCCCCGAGCTAGTGGCAGAGGGTCTACAGGTGGACTCCGTGGTGACGGACCCGCCGTATCACCTTCAAGCCCGCACAAGTCGTTTTGGAGCTGCGGATGCTGCCCCTCCGCAATTCGGCCGTGATGGTGCGATGGGCCGGCTGTCGAAAGGCTTTATGGGGAAGACTTGGGACGGTGGCGACGTGGCGTTTCGACCTAAGACATGGGCGACGATCGCAACCGTCATGCGGCCCGGCGCGTTCTTGCTGTCGTTTGGAGGCACGCGGACCTTCCACCGGGTTGCCTGTGCAATTGAAGATGGCGGGCTGATTATCCAAGATTGCATCATGTGGTTGTATGGCACCGGGTTTCCTAAGCGACGGGATATGTTGAAGCCGGCATGGGAGCCAATCATTGTTGCGTACAAACCGGGCGGCGATCGGACGATGCAGATTGACGAGTGCCGGATCGGGACAGATGAGAATTTGAACGGCGGCGCTTATGCAAAAAATGGTTCTGATAGGTCGGATGATTGGGGAGCGCATAATGGATATAGAAGAAATCAAGGATTACCTTTTGAGCAACCTACGGGACGGTGGCCGGCGAATCTTTGCCATGACGGCTCGGATGAAGTTGTTTCGATGTTTCCAAACTCCAAAAGCGGAAATCTTAATGGTGAAACTGTTAAAGCAGACAATCGAATTTACAATACCGCCGGTTCTACATTAAATCGAAAATTGATGGTGCGATCGGGAAGTGAAGGATCGGCAGCCCGGTTTTTCTGGTCGCCGAAAGCCGGCAAGAAAGATCGCAACGGATCGAAACACCCAACGATCAAACCTATCCGTTTGCTTGATTGGTTGGTGCCTTTAGTAACGCCGGTTGGCGGCACGGTGTTGGACCCATTCGCCGGCAGCGGCACTACAGGTTCGGCAGCTCTGAACACCGGACGTAATGCGATCCTGATTGAGCGGGAGCCTGAATATATTGCCGATATCCGGCGACGGTTTTACGGAACATCAGAAGAGGCATTGCGCGATCTGACGGCAACCATCAGGGAGATGATCGATGGACTACGTTGATGCCGGTGCGATAATCGTTGGGCCATATCGATATCTCCTCTGGCGTGAATGGGAGATGGATGCACCGATGGTGAAGACATCGCCGCTCCTCTTTATCATGCTCAATGCCTCCACGGCAGACGGCAAAACCGATGATCCGACAATCCGGAAATGCGTCGGCTTCGCCCGGCTGTGGGGATATAGGAAACTGATTGTCGTAAATGAATTTGGCGGCCGAGCCACGAAGCCGAAAGATTTATTCAAGATGGAAGATCCTATCGGCCCGCACAACTCTCATTATATCCGGGAGGCTCTTGAGACAGCGGGCCGGGTTGTATGCGCCTGGGGAGCGAACGGGGGATGGTTAAATCAGGATGCCGCTGTGATCCGATTGCTCGACGAACAAGGCATCCAACCCTATGCACTCGGGATTACTAAACACGGTTTTCCCTGGCACCCGCTTTATATTCCCTACGGTAAGCCGATTAAATTCGAGACGCCGCTATGAAGGAATCCACAATTGAGCGCGCGCATCGGAAAGTCGCAATAGCGGCCGGCTGGTTTATCGACAAGATCATGCGAACTTCGATGAACGGCTTTCCGGATCGCTTCTACGCGCACGGCGGCTTCAAGCATCGCTGCCGAACATGCAATAGGGGCCGTGTCGTGTTGATCGAGTGGAAGGCGCCGGGTAAGCAGGCGACACCACAACAGAAACTTCGGCATACCCAGCTCCGGGCGGCCGGTATAGAGGTTTACGTCGTCGACAACATCGCGGATGCGAACCGCATTCTAGGAATTGGACATGATCAAGAATCCGAGGATCTGTAGAAACCCCAACTGCAAACACGATTACCCGCATCATCATATGCGGACGGTCGATAATTTGCCGTCGCAATGGTCCGCGACGATCGATGATCCGGCCGAGCCGGCGCCGTGGCCCGATCGGCTGCAATGGCAGCGCCCCGACAGACGGAGTAATCAAAATGGTTTTTTCCAATTCGGCTGGTTTTGCAGCCATGCTGGATTCCAGCTTCCTTGGAAACTCGATTTCGATCGATTTACTGACGAAGATTGGGAAGGTGTCGCCGCCCTCATTAACGGCAAGTTTGCGTTCCGCTCGGTTTACGGCATCCCGCGCGGCGGCGTCCCGCTCGCCCGAGCCTTGGATAAATATGTCACACCCGGTTATCCGATACTCATCGTTGACGATATGCTCACAACCGGACGATCCTTTATTCACGCCCGCGCAGCTCTTGGAAATCCGGAAGACGTTTTTGGAGTTACAGTCTGCGCTAGAGGCGAAGTACCTAATTGGGTATGGCCGATCCTCTCGGTAAATGAATGGGCACAGAGCCGGGCGACGGGATTAGGCTGATGAAAATAAAATTCGATGAAATTCCTTATCTATGCCCGGAATGCGGCAATCCTATTCACGTTCGCGGAGAAACTATTGATGAGGAAGATAGTCAGCTTGCGCAATTTGCTTTCTGCATGAATTGTGATTATTTCAAAGAAATCGAGCCAGAATGATGTTTTCGGTTGAACCTTATCTCGATACCGTCTTCAAAGACTGCATTCGATCTCAAGACGATCTCCACGAAGATCAACTTGAGGCGCTGGAATTCGCCTGGGAAAAACCGTTTTCCGCGCTCTTTCTGGATGTGGGAAAAGGCAAGACGGTTATTAGCGAAACGATTATCGACCGGCTGCTTATCGAGGGATACGAAGGCAAAATATTAATCATCGCGCCTATCCGGGTTGCAACGAGAGTTTGGATGCGTGAACATCGGCTTTGGTCGCACCTCGCATATATGCAACCAGAGCTGATTAGAATCAGCGAGGATGATCCCCGCGTGAAAGATCACGGCCAGCGCGTCTATGATATTGCGCGATGGCTTGGTTTGAATTCCGCCAAGGCGAACAGCGCCCGAGGCCGGGCAGAGCGCACGCGCAAAAGCGATTTGAGAGATGCGCTTCTCGACAGCCCACGACAAATCCATGTGATCAATCAGGAAGCGGTGAAATGGCTGGTCGACCGATGGGAAGAACAGGGGATTAAGAATTGGCCTTACCAAGTGGTTATATTCGACGAGTCGAGTCGACTTCGCGATCACAACAGCCAGATTTTCAAATCACTGAAAAAAGTTTTGCGGTACATCCGCAGATTCCATCAACTAACAGCTACGCCGGCATCGCAGACTTATATGCATCTATTTGCACAGATGTATCTATTAGATCGCGGGGAGCGTCTTGGTTTGGATATAACAAATTTCAGGGCACGATATTTTACTCAAAATAGATATACGCAAGTATGGAGCTTGCGTCCCGGAGCGGCCGAGGAGATTGAACACAAGATATCTGATATCTGTATTGTGCAACGCCGAGAGAAAGATTTCCAGATAAACATTCGTCCGATCGAATTGCCTTCGGACAAGATGAAACAATATCGCGATTTCGAGCGCGATCTTGTGATGGAACTTAGTGACGATGTAATAATCGATGCGATCAACGGCGGGGTGCTGTCAAACAAACTATTGCAATACGCAAGTGGGGCCGTCTATGACGCTAACCACAAGCCTCATTTTATCCACGATGAGAAGATTGACGAGCTTCGTCAGTTAATGGATGAGACTCTAGACAACCCGGTGATGGTTGCCTATTGGTACAAGCCCTCTCTTGCTCGGCTTAGAGAGGCTTTTCCTGAAGCCGCAGTAATGGATCGGGAAGGGAAGATTGAAGAGCCGTGGAACAAACGTAAATTCAAGATGATGCTTGTGCATCCGCGAAGCGTAGCGCATGGGCTCAACTTGCAATTCGGAGGGCACCACATAGCTTTGTTCGATATCTTTTGGCCCTTGGAGCTGTTTACCCAGCTCATCGGGCGCCTTGACAGACCGGGACAGACTGATACAGTCATGGTTCACTTGCTCTCTGCTGTCGGGACAATGGACGAAGTTGTGTCAGAGAATCTACAACACTTGCGGAGCGCCGAGGAAGCAATGTTTCGGCGGCTTCAAGCTTTACGTCGAAGGCTGAAATCGGCGGGGGAGCATCTGTGATGGCTGCTGAATGCTGTGTTTGCCATAAAGGGCCGCTGCCCGAGCAAGGTGGCGTAAGTATCTATCGCATCAATGCTAAAGGTGTGGATGGCATATATGCTTGCGAACAGCATTTGCCGCAAACCGATGCCGCGCCTCTCGATTCCGAGATCAAGGAAATCGTCAATATAATTGGAAGGAAATGAGATGTCCGCGAATCTTATTCGCTTTGAGAACTACGCACACATCCGCCTTCCGACACTCTACCAAGAGCAAATCGGGCTGACGAAATACTCGCGCTGGCGGGATGATCTTCAGCGCCGGGAGTTTTGGCCGGAAACGGTCTATCGCTATTGGGATTTCATGGTCAACCATATCTTCCTGAATTTCGGCTACCTCATCCCCGAGGAAATTCAAATCGAGATTTTCGAAGGCATTCTCTTCCTCGGCGTCATGCCTTCGATGCGGGCGATGATGACGGCCGGGCCGGCTTTGCAGCGGGACAATGCGGCGGCTTACAACTGCGCCTATGCGCCGGTCGACCGGATGCTGACGCATGATGAGGCGTTCTATCTGACGATGTGCTCATGCGGCGTGGGCTTCAGTGTCGAGCGGCAATACACGAATACGCTGCCGGTGATCGCTGACTGCCTTGTGCCGATCGATCACATGATTGTCGTGGAAGACGATAAAATCGGTTGGGCGGATTCGTACCGGAAACTCTTGGCCTATTTGTATGACGGATATATCCCGAAATGGGATACCTCTAAGGTCCGCAAGAAAGGCGAGCGGCTGGTAACATTCGGCGGCCGAGCATCTGGCCCGGACCCGCTGATTGATCTCTTTCATCATGCCGTAACGATTTTCACGGAAGCCGTTGACAACGGCCAACGCCGGCTCAGCTCGCTTCAGCAACACGATTTGATGACTAAGGCGAGCGACGTTGCCAATAGCGGTGGCGTGCGGCGCGGCGCCGAGATATCGCTTAGCAATCCATCTGACGAACGGATGCGTGATGCGAAGAGTGGCGAATGGTGGAACCGCAAACCGCATTTCCGGCTCGCCAACAACTCGGCGGTTTGGACGGACTATCCGAGCGCAACGCAATTCATAGATGAATGGCTTGCCCTGATTAAATCGCAAGCCGGCGAGCGCGGCCAAATCAATCGGCAGGCGCTTATAGATCAAGCCCGCCGTGTGCGCCGTATAGATGTCGACCTTTGGGGTGAGGATTACGGGCTCAACCCGTGCGGCGAAATCATTCTGCGTCCGCGCCAATTCTGCAATCTTACCACGAACATCATTCGCGCCGATGACGGGCTGCGAACGCTCCTCCGCAAAATCCGTTTGTCAACGATCCTGGGAACGCTCCAATCGACTTTGACGGATTTCCGATATCTCCAAGTCGAGTGGCGGAAAAACTGTGAAGAGGAACGCCTACTCGGCGTCAGCCTCAACGGAATTTTCGACAATCGGTTTATGGCCGGGCTCGATTACGTTCGCAACGGCACATTCACTTCGGACGATTTCGTTCGGGACGGTGTTCGCGTCGAGCTGCCTGGGGTGCTCGCCGAGATGCGCGATCTAGCCGTGGCTGTGAACGGCGATTGGGCAAAACGACTTGGTATCAATCCGAGCGCCGCGATTACGACAGTCAAGCCCGAGGGCAACAACTCCAATCTGGTTGACTGCCGCTCCGGGCTGCATGGCGCGCACGCCAAGCATTTCTACATCCGAACGAACCGGGCGAACAAGGTCGACAAGCTGGCGCAATTTATGATCACCAAAGGCGTGTATGCCGAGGATGATGTAAGCTCGCCGGATTCGGCATGGGTGATGTATTTCCCAATGACGGTGCCCGAGGGCGCTATCAGCCGGGAGGATTATACCGCGCTTGAACACCTTCAAATCTGGAAGCTCTACCAAGAGAACTATTGCGAGCATAAACCTAGCGTGACGATCTCCGTGAAAGATCGGGAATGGATGGGCGTCGGCGCCTGGGTTTACGACAATTTCGATATGGTCAGCGGCATTGCCTTCCTGCCGTTTGATGGTGGCAACTACCGGCAGGCACCCTACATCCAATGCACGAAAGTTCAATTCGACGAGCTGGTGGCAAAAACGCCAAAGGAAATCGATTGGTCCGAATTCAGCGAGGATTCGGATTACACCGAAGCGGCGAAAGAGCTGGCGTGTATGAGCGGTTTTTGTGAGGTGTGAAATGATCGAACGAAACATACGGTGCCCGTATTGCAACTGCGTGGAAAATCGTCAATGCGAAAATCCCGCAGAAGCGAACGGATGCCCTCGATACGAACAACAAAGGCGGTTGACGGTTGGCCCGGTGCCTGAAGCCGCGCCGCACAAGGAAGTTGCGCCTGATCGAGTTGTGGAAGCTGTGCGCGCCGATCTCCTGCGGCGATCGATACACGGCTTCCGGAAGTACGGGGCCGGGCTCGACACCAATCCGGCAGCTTTGGTTGATCAGCTCAGACACGCCTACGAAGAGTCGCTTGATCTCTGCAACTATTTGAAGTGGAGTATCATGCGGCTTGAGGGCTCGGCAGAGCTGGTGCCGAACGAAGCCCGAGGCTCCGGGCTCGGGGTGAAGGTATCGCCTGTCAGGCGATGCCAGGGAGGGGCGCCAGACGTATATGGTCGATGCTTGGCGTGTTTCGCCTCTCGGAACGAAGATTGCCTCTCACCGGCCGCAGGGTGACGCTATGAAAGACTTGGCAGACCGGCTCATGTGGGTCAAACTCATCGTTAGCGAAGAAATCCCTCACGATGCGATCGGGGATCAAATCGCCAAGGATGAAATCAACTGTTCAATCGCTATTGTGGAGATGCTGGGTATGAGATCACTTCTGGAACGGCTGACGGAAGTTCGGGATTTCGTCAACGGAAGCAAGACGGACAAGGAATTGGCGATGACGAAAGTGATTGAAGCTATCGCAATTGCCGAAACCCTGCCTGAAGTCCAAATCATTTTGCCAACCGAACCGGACTCGAAGGGTTTCTGACAATGGCAACCGCACCTCTCAAGATGTCTGAACGCGGCAATCTCGACGCAGAAAGCCGCGCGATGATTTACGACGGGGTTTCCGTCAATCAGCTCGGCGTCATATTCGGCATCCGTGCTAACGACGTGGCCGTGAAGCTTGGAGGTGTTCGATCGGTAGGCATTGGCCGCCAAGGAAACCCCCTTTACCGCATCGCGGATGCCGCTCCTCGGCTGGTCAAGATTCCTGTGACCGAGGAGATGATCATCGAATACATGGAGAAGTTGAATCCGAAGAGCCTCCCGCCGTTGCTCAACAAACTTTTTTGGGACTCGATGGTGGTACGGGTTAAGTACCGAGAACAAGTAGGGGAAATGTGGCTTACGGCGGACATCCTACAGTCGGCTTCAGATGCGTTTCAGTCCCTCCGGATGAGTTTGTTGTTGATTCCCGATCAGCTTCGTGCTGTGACTGACATAAGTGATGCACAGATTCAGACTGTGCAGAACGTCATTGATACAGCTCTTGAGGCCGCCCGTGTCCGACTTGTCGACGATTTCCGGAAACCTGATGGATCTAGATCCCGATCTACTCCCCAGGACGACGAGCCGCTATAAGACTGTCGGGGAAATCTTTATTGCTGCTGCGGAGATATTCAAGAAACCTGATCGTTTCACGGTTACGGATGTTGCCGAAAAATATGTGATGATCAAGCGGCTCGGGGCTCAGAGCGATCATTGGAGCCGCGAGAAAACACCATACATGGTGGAACCGCAAAACCTACTTGCCAGCCGCGAGCTATCCGCGATCATATTCTGCGGGCCGGCGCAGAGCGGTAAGACCGAGGGGCTGATCGTCAATTACATCGCCTATACGGTCATACAAG